GATGAACACAAAAAATCATCAGAATATAAGAAACTTACTCCAAAGATGAAAACAGCAGTCGATGAACTGTATGTCACTTTGGAATCTAAACCAGCTGATTTTTTGAGTACATTTGATAAAACCGTAGCTCTAGTAGCTAAAAAGAATGGTGTTAAAGAACAAGATATTTTGAAATATTTTGATAAAGAAATGCTTACAATCTAGGATAATTTATGGCAAATACAATTACAAATAGTCACGGCAGAAGTGTTCTACATCTGGATACAACTGATGGCGCAATTACTCTTGCTGAGTTGACTGCTTCAGGAGAAGCTACTGTTACTGGTGCAAAAATCGTAGAGATTTTTTGGTCAGTAGGGACCACTATGGTAATAGATAGGGGTGGAACAACTGTTCATACATTCCCCACAGGTTCAGGACATTGGAACCTGTCTGCCGCTGGTACTTGTTTAAGCGGGTCTAATGCCGCTGATATTGGAGTCACATTTAGTGGTACTTGCTATGCTGTTATTATAATCAATAAATTACATTAAAGGGTATCATGAAATTAATTACAGAAATGTTTGATGACTTCCAAGTAATTACTGAAGGGAAGAATGGCAAAGACCTGAAAATCCAAGGGGTTTTCATGCAAGCAGAAACTAAAAATAGAAATGGTCGAATTTATCCTTTTGGTGTATTGGAAAAAGAAGTCAAAAGATATAATAAAGAACTAGTTGAGAAGAAACGAGCTTTCGGAGAACTAGGACACCCAGAGGGACCAACGGTCAATCTGGATAGGGTTTCTCATCTTATTGAGGAACTAGTACCTGATGGTAAGAATATCATCGGGAAAGCAAAGATTCTTGACACACCTAACGGTAAAATTGTCAAGGAATTGCTAAATGCTGGTGCAAAACTTGGAGTCTCTAGTAGAGGAATGGGTACACTTGAAAAGAGAGGAAATGCAAACTATGTCAAAGATGATTTTTATTTAGCTACGGCTGGTGATATTGTTGCAGATCCTTCAGCACCCGAAGCGTTTGTGGAAGGAATTATGGAAGGTAAGGAATGGATTTGGGACAATGGTATTCTCAGAGAAGAAGAAGTTGCTCGGATTCAACGACTTGCCTCCGCAAATAAACAGGCAGAAGCCTTTGAATCTTTCCTTTCAAAACTCTAATTTTATAAATATAATTAACAAATTTACTGTAAGGAGACTTAAAATGTCTGATGAACTCAATAAAGAGATGGACGAAGTGATTGAGGAAGCAGTTGCCCCTAAAACTAAGGGTAATAATTCTAAGCTGAAACAACAACCTCATGATATGCAGAAGCCACAGGGTGGTCCAAAGGCAACTGCAGCTAAAACAAAAGGAACAGCACCTTTCGCCGCTGAGGAAACTGAAGAAGTAGAGGAAGATGTTGAAGAAATTCAAGAAGTGCCTAAACTAAAATCAGAAATTCTTGCTGGTCTAGTAGATCATATGAAAGGTCTGAGGAAAGAAGATCTTGCCAAGATTTATGGTAAGACTGTTCTTGAACAAGACGATGAAGAGGATGAAGACGAAGATCCTGTAGATGATGACGAAGACGATGATGAAGAAGAAGCTGAAGAAAAGAAAGTCAAGAAAGAATCCATTGACCAAATAATTAATGGACTTGATGTTTCTGACGATGTATCTGCCTTGACAGACGGTGAAGAACTTTCTGAGGAATTTAAAACTAAAGCTGCAACGATTTTTGAAAGTGTAGTTAAATCTAAAGTCCGTTTGGAACTTGAAAAAATTCAAGAGCAAAACGATAAAGTCATGGAAGGAATGGCCGAATCAACAATGGGTGACCTAGTTGAGAAGGTTGATGATTACATGAATTATGTTGTTGAACAATGGATGGAAGATAATCAATTAGCCATTGAGCGTGGTCTCAAAGGTGAAATTGCAGAAGACTTTATAGGTGGACTCAAATCTTTATTTGAGGATCACTATATTGATGTTCCAGATGAGAAGTATGACATTCTGGAAGCCAACTTGACTAAGATTGAAGAGTTGGAAGAAAATCTTAACAAACAGATGGAAGAAAATGTCCAGTTGAAAAAGCAGAAGGGTGAACTTGTAAAAGAGTCCATGATTTCTGATGTTGCTGATGGGATGACTGATACTGAAACTGAGAAGTTCCAAAATCTGGTTGATGATGTAGAATTCTCTGATGAAGATTCTTATAGAGAGAAACTTCAAACAATTAAAGAGAGTTATTTCGGTGCTGAAAAAGACGTAAAAACTGAACAAGTTCTTACTGAAGAAGGAAGTACTGAAACTCCTGTGGAAACATCTGGTACAATGGCAAAGTATATGACTGCCATTGGAAAAGATAGTAAGCGGGACAAACAATAATCTGAATACTTTTAAGGAGTAAATATGTTTAATTCAGAAGCTCTCCAAGAGAAGTGGCAACCAGTACTAAATCATCCTGATCTCCCTGAGATCACAGATGCTTACAAACGTGCAGTTACTGCTGTTATCTTGGAAAACCAAGAACGAGAAATGAAAGAGTCTCGCCAAATGTTGACGGAAGCTGACCAGACAACTGGTTCAACGGTCGCCAATTGGGATCCAATTCTTATTTCTCTAGTCCGCCGAGCAATGCCAAGTCTCATTGCTTATGATGTATGCGGAGTCCAACCTATGAGTGGACCTACTGGACTTATTTTCGCCATGAAATCTAGGATTACTGGTGGTGCTGTAGGAAATGCAGAACTTCTGCATGACGAAGCGTCAACAGAACATTCTGGTTACGCTGCGGCTGCAGATGCGGGTTCAAATCCAGGCGCACTTAACGGTGGAACTGCTCCTGTTACTACAGATGCTGCTATTTCGGATGCGTATGGTATTAATACTGCTGGTTCATACAATGTAAAGCCCGGTGAAGCAACAGCAACTGCTGAAGCTCGTTCATCTTTTACAGATGTGGGATTCACAATTGAGAAAGCAACTGTTACTGCTAAGTCCCGTGCTTTGCGTGCCGGTTACACAATGGAACTTGCACAAGACCTGAAAGCTATTCATGGTCTGGATGCAGAGGCCGAATTGTCTAACATTTTGAGTCAAGAAATCCTTCAAGAGATTAATCGTGAAGTAATTCGTACCATTTATATCGCTGCTGAAGCAGGTGCTCAAGGTACAACTGCTTCCGGTATCTTTGATCTGGATACAGATTCTAATGGACGATGGTCGGTTGAGAAGTTCAAAGGACTTCTGTTCCAAATCGAAAAAGATTGCAACGCAATTGGAATTCGGACTCGCCGGGGTAAAGGAAACCTGATTATGTGTTCCGCTGACACTGCTTCGGCATTGTCAATGGCTGGTGTCCTTGACTATGCTCCTGCAATGTCGTCAAATTTGAATGTTGATCCTACTGGTAGTACTTTTGCTGGTACAATTAACGGGCGAATTAAGGTTTATGTTGATCCTTATGCTTCTGCTACTGACGGAGCCAGTGACTGGTATGTTGCTGGATATCGTGGAGCTTCTGCATACGATGCAGGTTTATTCTACTGCCCATACGTTCCATTGCAAATGGTTCGTGCGGTTTCGGAGACAACTTTCCAACCAAGGATTGCCTTCAAGACACGTTATGGAATGGCTGAAAATCCATTTGCAAAAGTAGGTTCTACTGGCGCAATTGACAATCAATCCTCAATAGCACCTTTTAATGTCAGTGCAAACTGCTATTACAGGCGGGCTAAAGTTACCAACATCATGTAATCACTTGGGTCTAAGAATTTCTTAGAACCTTAGTTTTGATGAAAATAGGGGGGGTTAAATACTCCCCCTACCCTTCCTACCTAAATACTTGTAGAGGAAATTATGGCCGATACAAGTCAACCCACAGTATTTGATTACGCATCTCCTACTCAATGGAGAATTAACTTTGACAGACTTCCATTAATTACTTGGTTTTGCACTAATGCAAATATACCAGGCGTTACTTTGGGAGAGGCCCAGTATCCCACACCTATGTCTGATATGCCCTTATCAGGTGATAAACTTACATTTGATACCTTAAATATACAGTTTATAGTTGATGAGGAATTGAGAAATTATAGAGAATTGTGGGAATGGATTGTAGGAATTGGATTTCCTAAAAGCCATTCTCAATGGTCAAATGCCTTATCTAAAACTAAATTTAATGATGTATTGCCTGGAGCCACAAGACTAACTTTAGACTCTGGACCAATAGACCCCGGCTCCAGAGATCAACCTGCACCCGCAGAAACTGCAATATATTCAGATGCAACTATGATGTTTTTTAATTCCAAGAATATACCAAAGGTTAATATTTATTTTAAGGATATATTTCCTATAAGTTTAGGAGGACTGGAATTTATGCAAGACGCTGGTGATGTTGAATATTTAAAAATTGATGCTTCTTTTAGATTTATGTATTATGAGTTTGAAAATGCAACTAAATAGTTATGAGTCGCCCAGACATATTTTCTTAAAATAAGTCCACGCAATACTGGTTGTGCGACAACATATTTGGGTGCCGTGGGCGACTCTTTATTGCGACATTATTATGACATTATTGCGACATTATTATGACATTAACTGAAATACAAGAGCAAGTAAGGAAAGATCTCAAGATCAATGACTTGGAATTAGATATTGAATCCTTACGAATACCCTCACTCCATTCCAAGTATCTGCAGCTCTTAACAGAGCACTCCTTACTTCTCAAGAAAACTCAAGGGGAATATTCTATTCTCAAAAGAAATAGATGGGTTCATTATGCCGGGAAAGCTGGAGATGAACATTATAAAAAAGAACCCTTTCCCGTTAAACTAGATACCAAAGCTCAAATAGATATCTTTCTTGATGCTGATGATGATATTAGAGAATTGAAGGGAAAGATTGAATACTACGATACCGTAGTAGATTATCTTCAAGAAATTGTTAAATCTGTCTCAAATAGATCTTTCCAAATTAAGAATGCCATAGAGTGGAGAAAGTTTGAGGCAGGAATTTGATATCATACTACACAAGAAGAATGAGGTTTATCTTCAAGTAGAGTGTGATAGAAGTATAGCTAGAGAATTGAATGACTTTTTCTCATTTGATGTTCCCGAAGCTAAGTATATGCCGTCCTATAAGAATAAGTTTTGGGATGGTAAGATACGATTATTTGATACTAGAACTAACCAAATTTACAATGGGTTATATTATTATATCAAAGAATTTGCAGAAACCAGATCATATTCAATAACAGGTGGTGTTTGGTCATCACTTTCAATACATAGAGAAAATGTTGAATCTTTCATTTCAGGATTGCATTGTCCTATTCAAGCTAGAGACTACCAAATTGATGCCACTCACCATTCAATTAGAACTGGCAGGGCCTTGCTTGTTAGTCCTACTGCATCAGGTAAGTCATTAATCATTTATTTTTTAATACGATATTACCAAAAAATAATAAAAGATACTGAGCATAATAATATTCTTTTACTAGTACCTACCACATCTTTAGTAGAGCAGATGTTTACTGATTTTAAAGATTATGGTTGGGACTCAGAATATTATTGCCATAGAATTTATTCAGGAAAGGAAAAGGTATCC